CCTTGCTGCTGAACTTCACTAGGGCTCTGTGGTGTGTTATCACCTTGTACTGAGGTTGTCTGTATAAGTTCGGGTTCGTCTTGAATACCACCATTAACGGATGTGTCTAATGAACTAAAAAAGTCATCAGAGGCATCTGCATCAAATGTGGTCTCTTGGACATCACTTTCAGGGGCCATATCGGCGTTACCTACTTGTTCTTGTTCCATTGCTATCCTTTTTATTTGTTAAAATATAATAATGGTAAAATATTAAGTACAACTATTCTTTACCTTCTTCAATTTCTGATTTTTTAGCCATCTGGAGTTCTGCTTTTGCCTTATCAAACTCTGTCTTCATCATACCTCTAAGCAGTTTCTGTTGTGCTTCAGTTGCTAATACATCTTTCCTTATTTCAGAATCAGCTGCTCCAACTTTCATCTTAATACCTGCCTGTACTAACTGTCGTTCTAATGTTTCAATAGTTCCCTGACTATCTTTTAATGCTTCTTCCATTGACTGAACTTGCTGTTGTAACTGAGCATACATAGATTTCCTCTCTACAATACTCTTCTTATTTCGTATATCTGTTTCACCTATCATCGCAATATCATCAATCAACCCAGCTTGGAACCACCTGAAGTATTCTTCAAGAAGGGCCCATCTGTTAACTGGCATTGTTGCTCCTGCTACAAGTCTTACATCAAACCTTGCATTAGCATAATCTTTATACATACTGATTACTTTACCATAATCATTATAAATAGGAATATTAATCCTTGCTTCTTTCTCTTGGTCTGGAGCCTGCCCTGCTTCAGGTTGTACAATCCTAAATACTTTTTCTACAGAATAATGGTTCTGAGCCATCATTTGGAAACATTTACCAAGATGTTCAAGAGCAGGTTCTACAATAGAACCCATCCATGCTTTTAACCTACGAGTACCAAATTCATCATTAGCAAGTAATCCTCTATATGTCTCAGGTTGTTCTTGTGTAAAACCCATCATTGCTGAAGGAACACCTGCTATATATTCAGCATCAGACTTGCCTTGTTGTACTACAGTAAAGAAAGCATTATTAATAGGAGCTGGTAATATAGGAGTTGGGGCTGCGAATCCTTGTCTGTATTTTAATAAAGCACCGGGAGCTGATGAATATCGTTCCCATTCTTCTTCAGGTACAGAACCTTCTTCATACATCCATCTCAAGTTAGAAGCTAAGTTAGCATTATGTAACATGATTTGGTGGGCCTTATTAATCTCCTGCTGCTTACCTATCATAGGAGTTACAGCACTCATAGGATACGGAGTTCCTGTGTACATATAAGGAATTGGAATAACAGGATACTCCATAATCTCCAATATTCTTTCATATAAGAATACATCATCACCTACTGTACAAGTAAGATGTACTCTATTCTCATAAAATGGAATTGCGTCTACAATACCTTCACTTTCCTGTAAAATCTTATAATTAGCTTCTGTCATTATCTGTTGGTCGATAATTGTAGCTTTATCCTGAGCTTCTGACATTAACTGCATTCTTTGTTCTTCTACAGCCTGAGCAGCCATCTTCTGAGACCTTTCAATCTCTAACTGAGCTCTTTCAGGAATAATCTCTCCAGCCTGTACAGCCTGTTCTATCTGCATCTGCTTTTCTTTTAAAGATACTTCAATTTCCTTTTGGAAGTCACTTATCTTCTCTTCAACTTCCATCCTGATAGTATCCATCTGCTCTTCAGAAGGCTTTACTCTTATAAATACATTCCTGTAAGCATGCTTTACTTTAGTATATGTTTCATAATATGGAATTATATCATCATCTTCACCATCAGGTTTAATACCCATTGTGATATCTTCAGGCTGAGTATTAGCTGATAAATCAATATCTCTTTGTGAATATGAAACTACTTCAGAAGCAGCAGCTGCATTTTTAATCTTTGATTTAAACTCAGGGAACATATTTATTAACTGAGTTCGTGTAAGATTCTTCCTAATTGTAATAAAAGAAGCATCTCTAAATAAGAAATCCCTACTCGAAGGGTCTACATATACATCATAAGGGTCAACTCTACTAAACATTACTTCACCCATGCCCCTATCTTGGTCAGAATCTACATCTACCATAAAGTAGCCAATACCTTTAGTAAGACTATCGAGTACTACTTGGCTGTATATAGACTTTCCATTAGACAGATGCCAGCAATAATCTGCTATATCTGAGTGCACCTGAGCAATATCAGTATCATCTCCTGTTACACCTACAGCTTTCCATCTTGGGTTATTAGCAGTAACGAAGTACTTCATTATCTCAATAATAGGAGTTACCCTATTAATTGTGAATGTAGGCATCCCAGATTCTTGTAATACCTCTATTTCTTCTTTAGTTAACTGCTCATCAAGATAAAAATCATACCCTTTCTGAGATACTGACTGCCATTTAGAACGATATGATGTATTCGCTCTATCCCATAGCTGTTTGTTCTTTTGAGCTTTTGTCTTCTGTGTTTTTCTTGCCATTAATACTTTCTCCGGGAGCCCATCCTCTTCATTTCTAACTCAGTTCTACGTTTATCTCTTAATTCTTTTTCAAGAATATCATCTGAACTACGAGATGATGTTTTTTTACCAGCTTCTTTTGATAAAGATTTTGTTCTATAACCAGTAATAACCTTCTTTTCACCTTCGTTAGATACGCCGCTAATAATATCATCATATTCCTTATTCAATCTATCTGCAACTTTTTTATCTGCACTTTCGAGTACTTTTTCAGCTTCTCTTTTATTACCTTTATAATGCTTGGTAACTCTTACAGATTTAGCAGCCCTAGCCTCTCCATGTATATAACCTGAAATTTTCTTATGTAAATTTGCAAACTTTTTAATTAATGGACTTGAAGGAGAATATCCTTTTAACCATTGCAAAGTTTCCTCTAAAGCAGGTAGTGTTCTCTCCATATTTTTAAAAGATGAAATTCCCTTAACTATCCCAGCAGGTGAAACTGCTTCAACAGCCCAACCAGGACCTCCTTGAAAATCTGGTTGTTCATCTGGAAAAAACCTTTTATACATCCATTCTAAATTCTGTGGAGTTACTTTACCAGTAGTGGATAATGGAGGAATATCTGATGAAGTTTTATATTTTCCACCAGTTGCAAGGTCTAATAAAGACCTTCTATCTTGGTTAGACCAACTACCAACTAATTTATCTTCTATTGCCATTAGTCTCTTATTTCTACATGAACTAAGTCATCAAATGAATTATCTTTGATTTCACCATCTGAGTCCCAGTCTCCACCCCATCGAATCTTTAGACCTAGTTGATGCCCTATACCTCTTAGCATACCACCCATATAATGGAATCTTTCCCTGTCTTCCCAGTCTATCGGGTAAGGAGCGAGATCAACAGCTTTTCCTTCTATGTGTTTGGAATACTTTGTTTTCGTTTTCCCTTGTGCTAATAATTCCTGCTGCCGCTCCTTACTCCGTAGTCCTTCTATAATCGTAACATCCATTATCTTTATTAACTCATTTAATACATTGACAAGTTTAGTATTAACGCCTTTAAGACGTTCTTTACTTCTTTTTCCGTACCTAGGCATTAATATTTTCTTTTTTTCGTTTTAGATTTTGATTTTGACTTCGGAGGCCTACCTCTTTTTTTACCATACGTTCCTTTACCTTTTGGCATTATTTACTCCTTTTTGTTATATTATGCTACAATCCAGCTCTTTGCTTTACGTTTTGGCTTAAACCATGTACTATTTTCTTTATTTTTTGTCATATTTGGCGGGAATGAGTGCAAATTTGCATAAAAAAGTGCTTCTATAGTGTCATCATGAGCCATTCTAGGTCCAAAAGTAACAATTTCGTTATTTAAATCAAACATATTTTCCCTTAAGTGTACCGTTCCCATGCTAAAACGACCAGAAAGACCACTATATATACGATTTATCTTTTGCCTACCACCTGGCTTCTCAGGGATTACAGCTACATCGAACTTATTTAACCTTCTTCTTTCATCATTCAATGCTTGAAATACACTTCTGTTCATTGCGACATCTTCTACAGTAGAAGAAATACAATGATGCTTCTGATGCATCTCTAATATGTAGTCTACAACACCTTTCCTGTCTATAATGTCATTTTCAGCGTTCTTAGCTCCTATTGTAGGGATACTCCTGTGTCTCTCGTAGTCGAGTACATAAAGATTATTATCACTATCTATCGCAATACACATTATAACAGAAAAGTCAGACTCTTTAGTATCAATATCAGTAGCAGGATCACATCCTACAAAGCAATTAACAGGGAATCTCTCACCTTCTACAACAAGATAACTCTGGTTATCATCTGCATCATAATCATAATACCCTTTCCAATACTTTATATGTTCTCTTGTCCATAATGCATCTTCAGCGCTCTGGACTTCCATCATATATTCCTGATAAAACTTGGAAGGTTGACCAGAATCTTGATAGAATTTCTTTTTTTCTTCTAACTTACTTTTAGGAAACCATGAGTGCCATAATGATTCACCAGCCTTTGTAATAGCTTTATATGTAATCAA